GACGTCGGCGGCTATACGGTCAAATGTGGCCTGGACGAAATAAATGTAGTTTGGAGTAGAGCCTTCGTCCATTTTCAAAATCCGCAGGGCGTTAAATTCACCGATCCCACAGAGATTGTGCAATTATTCGATATCGGTGACGAGAACAAAGATAGGGAGTATGTAGAAAAAGACTTCCCAATAAGCGGCCCAGAACTATACACCGACGTCAATGGTGTTAGCAAAATCGTGGAGCCTTACGTTTTCGACCACAAGCACTCGACTACCCTTATTTGTGCGATTACCAATAGGCATCTAGCCAGTACTAACGCCCCAGATGCAGAAATGCTAGCCGATTTTGCCAAATTTGTGAAAGACGATATTACAACTCGCAAGGAGCTGTTCGGATTTCCAAATTTCGAAGTTCAGGCACCTAAGGATTGGTGTGCCGAAAAGAAAGCTTGGCCAGAGAATAAGAAACGCAAATACGAAGAATACATTACGATGATACTCAACGTTGGCCACTTCCTAGGATATGGACATCCTAATTTTACAGCCATGGTTAAGAGTGGTGAATTTAACTACGCCACAAGCCACGAAGTCTTTAGCGCAAGAGCTAGGTTGATATGGGACCCAGAAGATAGAATGATGTTCGTGGCTTGGTGCCAACAATTTTTTATCGCCGTGGCTAAGCATTGGTATCCAGAGTTCATCCATGCTCTGAATTCGAAAAAACTGGCCAAGAAAATTAACGACTTTTTCGAAGATAAAGTTCCACAAGATTGGATTCGTACATCGTGGGACGGTTCAGCTCACGACTCAAACCAACACGTCGAACTGATGCGCATAGTTGACGACACATTCATGGATGCAGTATTCCCTAAGTTCATTGAAATTTTTCCAATTTCTAATAGGTTGGCGTTCGAGGTCCTAGACATACTAAAAGACCATATAGCCAATCTTCATATAACCGTAAACAAAAAATATGTGGGAAAATTTGTTTTGCAAGGGACCACGTTTAGTGGGCACCCAACCAAGACGACACTTGGAAACACATTGAGGGTGATTTATTACGGTTTATACACCGCAGCAAGGGCAGGAATTCTCTACAGTGATTTACTTTTCTTCGTGTCAGGCGATGATGCATGCATGTGGATTCGCTCTAGAGACGTTGAAGCATGGACTCAATCTTTTTGGCAGGTTTATGATGCGCCCAGAACCAATAGGGCTCACGGATTGGGTCAAGCAGCCAAATCTCTCAATTTTGGTCATTGGTGGGACTTGGAATTTATTTCAAAACGGTCCATTTTGACCAACGGCAAAGTAGTCATTGTAAGAGACATCAAAAAGGCGATAACTGGATCTAGATATTACAGCGGAGCAGAGGCCACTTACATAAAGGATCCACGAACCCATGCTTACGCGGTCGCATACACTGAACTTCATGGCTGCCGTTCGATGCCGCTCACTTCGCTTATTTATCAAGCTAGGTTGAATTACGGAGTGAGAAACGAAAAAATTTTGAGTATAAGGGATAAAAAATTTATTAATATAGCTATGGTCGACCAGCAAATAAATCCAATGGACGAAATGATAGGATATTCCATACATGCAGATGTTCAACCGGAGATTCTGGTATCGACCCTATACAACCTCGCTCACGTCGCCGAACCTGGCCAACCTGTTTACGTTCCAAACGAGCTCTTAAATTGCGATATTGGTAACTATGCGGACCTTCGCATTCACATCTCAACAGATCTAATTCAAATTGTGATTGATGATCCGCATGATACGTCAACTGATCAATCGAGTGGTGTTGACTATGTAGAAAATGAAGAGAGCTAATAACAGAAACAACCGCCGCGCGCCCAGAATCATTCGAACCGGCGCCGTAAAAATAAAACCTAGAAAAAGGATCGACCCGTCTTTCAAAGCACATCCGACTAATGACGTCAAACTAATGAGAGTCGACGGACGTATTGGACCCGACGAAAGTAAAGTGTTACGCGATCGACCTGACGCGCAAGAGAAACAATCCCACTTTACTGCAAGCGAAGTTGAATACGGACAAAGTCTAATCGATCCTTTCACCAACGTAAGAGTTAAGATTCCCAACATTTATCCAATTGAAACATCTACGTACAATTATGAATCTTCAACTACCTTGTCCTCTGACACGAACGGCACTTTGCGAGTGCTGTTCAGACCATGGGATCTGGGGAGCACAATAGCGTCTTACTCCCCCACAATCG